GGAAGATCGAGGTGATGAGGTTGTTGAATACTGTTTCCGTGAAAGCACCAGTTGAGTGGATGCTGTCAGCAGGAGTGCGGAATGCAGCAGGAACGTCAGACGGCCCTGCGGAATCAATCCAGTCACCAAGTCCACGCAACTTGTAAACCGTTCCAGCTCCATCTTCCGCAGCGCGGTCGTTGGTAGAGCATAGAGTGGCTTCGATGTCACGCTTTAGTTCGCGGATTGCCTTTGCTTCGGCTTGTGCTACCTTAGCTGGCCCAACGGAGTCAACAGCTTCCTGTAAATCGGAAACCATGTAATCGCGGCGGAACTTCTGAACGTAGTTGCCTAGACGAGCGCGGCCACTGAATTGGTCGGTGAACGTAGTAACGTCAGCTCCTTCAGCTATCCCAGAAGTGCTGGGAGATGAAAGAGAGTCTACAGTCCACTCAACAAACGTAGCGTTTGCTCGTGATTTAGATGCGGATGAAAGTACGGGAGTTTCTTCGGGAGCCAAGATGGTCAAAACGTCCATCAAGTCCTCACGATTGGAAACAGCCGAACCAGGATTTGTTGTATCGAATGTATCTGAGAATGCCATTTTTTTTATTTTCTAGATAATTGTTTGGTTCTTAGTGAAATGAAGTCATCTTTATTGCCACTTTTTTTAAAGCGTGAAGATAAATCTTTTAGTACTTTAGATGATTTTCTTTGACCTTGCTCTGGCATAGCAGAAGAAGGTACAGAACCTTTAGGAGGATTAATCTTAGGTTTAGTTCCTGATTTAGCAGAAGTACTAGGTACTGTTTTACGAGCGTATATATTATCTACTCCATGAGCAATAATATAAGGAAGCTCTGCACCAAGCACAGGGTATTCTTTGTACACACTTTGCAAATCTTTATTTGCAGCTATACTAAAAAATGCCTTACGTGTTTCGTCATCTTCTTTATTTAACCATTCAAGTTCCTTAAGAGCTTTTGCACCAAGCTCTCTTTTAAGAGTATTGGCGTTTTCAGCTTTTTGAACTTTTTTTAGTTGATCAGGAAGATAAAGATCCCTAGATTTTCGAGCGTTTTTTAAAGCAGATCTTACCTCTACTTTAGTCATTTTCTTACCATCTAGCTCAGTAACATCGTCGTGAGCAGAGTAATCGTCTGATTCAAATAAAACATCTTCGGCCCATTCAATAATATCACTTATTTCTTTAGCCTTTTCTTGTAACGATTTAATATCCTGAACATCGTCAAATGGATTGTCTTTGACATCTTCCATTTCCTGTTTCAAAGGATCTTGTTGTAATGATTGTTTTACTCTATCAAGCTCTTCTTCTGCTGCTTTACGTTTAGCTGTAAGTTCGCCGAAGCGAGCTACAGCTCTACTACCAAGCTTTTCAGCAAGATCTTTAAGCTCATCCTCAGATAAATCATCTAAGTTGTACTGTGAAAGAACATCTTCAGTCTCTTCTTCAGAAGATTCGTTTTCAGTTTCCTGAATAACTTCTTCTTCGGATTCAACCGCTTCTTCTAGAACTTCTTCCTCTTGAACTTCCTGAGTATCCTCGGGCTGTTCTCCTTGAAGTCGTTCTAAGCGTTGGAGGGCAAACTCCTCCGCTGTTATATTTCCCACTGAATTTTGTTCGGATTCAGAGTCAACCGAGATAACTTCGTTAGACATAATTGTTTCCACTCCTTAACGCCGAGCGATGGCGAAGCCCAATTATAGCACACTTTTTTTGTGCTAAAGGATAGAAGAAAATTTCTTTTGTATCCCCTGCCAATCAGTCATTTGCAGTATCTGATCGTAAGTAATTATTTGTCCTGAAATTTGTTGAAGCTTTTCTGTGTCAGCTTCGTGCATATCAGCTATGCACTCTTCTCTAAGATCACTAATAAGCTTAATGAATCTTGCAAAATGTTCGTAATGAGATAAGGTATTTAGGTCGTCTTCTATATTCATCGTGCTGCGGATCGCATCATAAAAAGCTTATCATTAGCACGTTGATTAGCGTACTCAGATACTGATTTATTGTCTGCCATAATAATACTAATTAGAGCGAGAATAAAACCTACCGTCAGACTTTTTAAAAATCTCATATCCACTTAGTTTTTCGCCTTCAACAAGCTTGTTCCATGTGTTATGTTTTTTGCCTTTTAACAAGAGTCCAGTACTGCCAACACGACTATGCCAGTGATGCTTCCCATCTTCTCCTAGCTCAGGAGACATTCCCGCATTTACTGCCGAAACATAATCATATCCTGAGCCTTCAGGATCAAAGGTAGTTTCAAATTGTTTTCTGCTTGGCCTTGCACTATCAGCTATTTTAAGTTTGTCCATTTTGCTAACAAACTTTTTCCACTCTAAATCTTTTGCTCTTTCAAGAGCAAATTCATTTTTACTTATATTATCAGGCATTACTGTTTCATACCTTGAGTTTGCATCTGACCCATCTGAGCTGGTTCAGTACCTACTCGGCCTATTTGCGCGTTCTGTGCTTGCTGTACAGCGAACTGATATTGTCCAGCGTACTTCTGAAGACGAGTAGCAAAAGCTTCATCTTCTTGCAAGCGTTTTTGAACGTCAGGTTGCTGGCTGTACTGTTGAACAACTTGTAAAGCCGCTTGAGCACCGCTTGGACGCGCTGGAACTTCGATACCTGCATAAATTTTAGATAAGTCATCTGTAATATCTTTAAGTAGTTTTTCCTGTGCAACCTCAGCAGGTTCAAGAACACCATCGGCAAGCACTGGATCAACCGAACCTGCTATTAGTGTTAGCAAGTTATCTACATTTATCCTTCCGTTGCGATCTAGCTGTAGAAGGGAAACCATTTGATTTAGTTTATTTTCCTGTTTCTCTGGGTCTGTGTTCAAAACATCGTAGCTAATTGTAACATCGAAGTTCTCATCAGCGTTCCCCTTGTTAAACATCTGTGGATCTGGTACACCAGTAACCCTAAAGAATATCTGGTCAGGCCCAAACCTTTGGAAGCAACGGTAACATTGAGAAACGACTTCTGCTGAGTGACTCAAAAACTTATCAATCAAGAACTGTTTGCGAATCTGTGATGAAGGAGATCCCTCATCTAAACCAACAAGCCTATCTGCTTGCTGCTCCATAGTTTTTTCCATTTCAAGAGAACCTTGATTATAGGTAGGAGTAGGCCCGTAATCTATATCTCCTTTACGTCGATAAGGAACGTACCTTCCTGGCCCCCAGTCAGTAGGAGCTTGGCCTACTGGATGTAAAATCGGAGGAACGGTAGCAAGGCTGTTTCTATCAATACGGCTGTCTCTCTCTATTTTTACTTGTTGCTGTATTCCCCTGAGTAGATTAGGGACAGTCATCGTATCGTACAACCGCTTGCTATCTTCGGACAATCGAGTTACTACTACTGGGTAGTCTTCGTAGCCGTTAAGCAACTCAAACTTTGCGTACCCAGGTACATCTCCATTGCCGCTGAACTCCTTGTGGAATACTGTGCAGTATATCCCCTCAGAGCCGTCCTCCTTGTCAATTAGACGTTGAAAACCGTAAACAAGTTCTATCAGCTCTTCTGCCTCATAAGCATTATCTGTAAGGCTCAAAGAGCGCCGACCCTCCTGCTCCCTTTCTATAGAATCTATATTTACACCTCGGTATCTATCTATGACCAAATCAACAAAAGATTCATCCCAGCCATCAGTTATAACTTTATTTTCTAGTTCCTGTGGCGTGTAGTAAGTTTTCCAAAAGCAATACGGTGCTCGCTGTGGATCAGTAACATAAGGGGGAAAAATAAAGTCTCCGTCTGGGGCCAGCGTTTTTACTTCTGGTGAGTTTACCTGTCTACGTACAACTGGCAACTCAGCAGATCCAACGTCTGCTAGTTCAGCTAGTGCTTTCTTTGCTCGTTTTACTGTTACACCATTAAAGGTCTGTTGCAAAATAGATACCATCTGATCTTTGCCTTGACCAGAAAGAATCATTTCAGCTAACTCAGGATTTACTTGAGCTATCTGATCAATATCTAGCCTTTGAAGAAACTTTCTGTCCTCCGAGTGCCAACCTACATAGCTAATAAGAATTCCACGTTCTAGCAAATAATTAGCTCCTAGTTCCATTTCCCTATTAAAACGAGATATGTAACCAGAAGAAATCATCCATTTAAGGAAGTTAGAAACTACCTTAGATCTAGATACATCTTGTACCTCTACTGGGAAAGCTCTGATGTTTGCCCTATTAAGGGAAGCCATAAACAAAGAAACTAACCTAGTAATTCTTTCATCAATAACATGAGCTTCCATGTCAGAGGCACCCTCCCAAGGGAAAGCATCCGCACCGTGCTTGCGGAGATCTCGGCTTTTGCCAGGCCAAAAATTTCTACGGTCATCGTAACTTTCTCTGCATAAATCAAAGTACGCTTCTAGTTCAACCACTGATTGGTCGTAAGCGTACCGAAGAGACTCGATGTCTGGTTCAGCACTAACATAAGTTAGCGACTCTGAAACTGAATCACTTTGCATAAAATCTAATTTTAATATCTTCTAGAAGGTGGTTTATGTACCACTTATGTACACCTATTCTATCACACAATTCTGATGGGGGTATGCTTTCTTGGTCAGCACCTCTAATGTGACGAACAAATATTTCCCAAGCAAGAAGCCGATCTACTTGCTCTTCTATAAAATCTTCGTCTAAAACAATTTTATTTAACGTATCTGTAGCTTTTTCCTCGCACATCTTCTATCATTTCTATAGTTATTGTCTTTCCTTTCATTGTGTTTCTATATCTTCTAGGGACAACAACTGGAACTCTCATGGTAAGTTCTTTTATGTAAGCAAAAACATAACTAGGATTTGGAGCAGTTGAAACAACTTTACCTCTGTAATGCTTAGGTACAATCTCTTCAATGTACATAGATTCCATTAAAATTGATTGCCCCTCCTCATCTATCCATGTGTTTTTACCTCGACCTGTAAGCATTTCCTGAGAAAGTTTGCTTTGAGCAAGTTGAAGTAATTTGTCAAATTCTAGCTTAAAATCAGAAGCTATTTTTATTAATCTTACTTTAGCCATATTTAATATCCTGATCCTATACGGGTTGTCATCATGTTTCTGGAAAGAACGTGGTCAGGGCCATCGCCCCCATTTGCCATTCGCAGGTAACGAATAATGTCGAAGAAATCCTTTAGTGGTTCATCAGCCTTACCTGATGAGTTATAGTTTATTAAAGAATCTATTAAGTTTCCGCAATCCTCATGCACGTAGCATCTAGGGCGGTTAGCAGAATCTATTGGTACATTCGGGTTGTAACTAAACCATTCATCTATAGCACTAATACCTATCTCTTCCATTCTGCCATCTGAGGGAATAAAGGTCATGCCACAATCATCGAACTCAGTAAACAAGTCATCGTTGTCGGAGTTCTCCTTGGCAAAGTACCGACTGTCACCTATACGCTCAAATACTTCTATTTCAATATCATCCTCTATCTCCTCGAACAGATCAACGTATCCCTGTACGTTGTAACCTATTTTCTTTGATGCTGGCCCATAACGCCACTTAGGATCACCGAACACAGCCCATTCTCCGTAATAGTCCCTATCAGGCCACTCCTTACGGATGTACACATCTCCCTTTTCATTTACAGCTGCCCATATCGCTACATAGTTCCTAGCTCCTGCTGGATCAACTACCTGATAACAGGTGTATTTGTCCTTGTCAGATATGTCAGGGAAGGACATACTGTACTTATTAGGCTCGTCGTTCAATACATTTACCTCAGTGTTAAACAAGGGCAGCAAAGAAGTCATGCTCTTAACGGGTATACCGTAAGCACGAACTAGTATCTCTTCTTCTGGTCTGCCTCTAAGGTCTTTAGCTATACGCTCATAACCACCAAAGGGATTTTCATCTGAGTGCAGGTACACCACTGAGGCATCCCTAGATGGGCTGTACTGCTTGATAGGGACTTCCTTATCTATAAGTACACCAGTACGTGTCTGTAGTGTCTCTACGTCCTTTAGGTACTCTGCCACAAAGGGAGTATAGCCATCAATAGGAGTAAAGCCTATACCCATCTTAGCGTCCCTAGTAGCCAGTCGGAACCTAAGGGTATTTACCAATGAAGCATCACCTAGGTACTCATCTAACCACGCACCTATGTTCAAGCCCTTAGCATCAGGAAAGCCGAACTCAAAGCCCTCTAAGATAGTCTGGTTGTTGCTGTACTGGGTGTACGTCTTGAAGTCTACACGGGTACGGGTATCGGGGAATATGAAGCTTTTAGCCGTAAACCCGTTCTGCATACTGTAATTTATGTACCCCTCGATGCTTTTGGTCTTCTTCTTGAACTCCTTGGGCATCATTTCCCATACTGCTGCTTGCTGCACCTTAATGGAAGTATCTTCGTTTTGGGAAAAGCATACTAAGTGACCATCATTGCTTTCAGTCACTGCCTCCATTACGATCTTTGCAAATCCAGTAGTCTTTCCTGATCTATTACCACCAAGAACCAAGCACTCGTTGTAATCCTGCAACCCATCCTTTATTCGCTCCCACCCAGGTAGATTAAATCCATGACGAATAGGATCGTCCTCAGATGCCTTAATCCTGCTCTCATGAGCCTTGTGCAGCTCTTTAAGAAGATTAAGGTCGTTCTCGTACAGCCAGACAATTTCCTCTGCTGTAGGAGGAGTCAGAAAAGGATGTTCAGTAAACTTAATTATTTGTCCAATCTATTTGCTCTAGCTCCTGCAAGGACTTCTTAGCAACTAAGGCTAGTAAGACAGCTAGATTTTCCTGGAAATGCTCCTCGTCCATCTTATTAAAAATGTCGTACTCGAAGCCATCCTCTGTAACGGTAGCAACTAAAACAGATTGCCACCCTGGAGTAATAGTGTCTAAGGACTTGTGCACTAAATCAAGGTTATTGTTCATTAAATAATTCGTGTTATATCGTGCTTAATTGGATCTCTTTTAAATGGCTTCTTTTCAATGGTGGAGGAAGTGGGATTTGCACCCACGTCCGAAGGTGGTGACTCTGTGACAGGTGACACTGTGACACCTACTTTCGTCGAATCTAATTTTCCCCCTCTAAATATTCTGTTGTACGATTCCTCGTAAGCAATCCTGTTGGTGGTTCTATCCCTATCCCCTTTACCGCTCATCTTCTAAATCTATTACCTGTGCTTCCTTCATTTTGTTCTTAGCCTTTTCCATAAGCTCCCTGTAGTCCTCATCAGTGTAAACCTTTTCCTCACGGTTAATACTTGTAGCTTCACCCCTAGCCAATAAAGCCTCCCTAGCTGAGTTAGCCTTAGCTATACTAATATCCTTGATATCCTTAAACGTAGGCTTGATCTCACCTGACTCCATGTCCTCACGTACCTTCTGAACCATATCTTCCTCTAAGGAACTAATATGCAGATAAGAATAAGATGCTAATTGACCACCTAACTCCTTCCACTTGCCTAAGTGATCAGCGTATGTAGCTAGTACCCTAACAATAGTATTCCTTTTAAACCCGTACTTACGTACTAACTGAGTCTGAGTCTTACCACTAGCACTAAGAAACAATATCTTAGCAGCCTTCTCAGGATCATATCTTTCTAATGCCTTAACACCATCAAGCTCAGAACTCTTAACGAACTCTTTGATCTTTGTATCTATGTCAGATAAAAGCTTTTCCTTGATTAGTTCTTGCTGCACATTATCCTTATTGCACATTATTTTTATAAAGTCAAGTAATACGTACCGTAAACCCCTTGAGTACAACAATTTTTAAAAGGGTGGTTTATGTATATATACTAGCAGCTGCGCTCGCACATGAACCCCCTCCCCCCTCTATTAAAGCGCGCATGCGCACAAGGTATTAAGGGGGAATTTTATCAAGGAGCGAATTTTGTTTCTAGATTGGGGATTCATTCCTTGGTGATTCAATCGGA